ATTTTTGAAGTTAAATTTCCAAACCAAGACATTAAAGGACGAATAGTATCTTACTAAGGAATATTTATTATAAATAAACTAGTAAGGATAACTCATGTTCAGAATATTTTACGCAGAAAAAGATGCTACATTATATGAATCGGTGCCGACACTTAATACTGGTATCGATGAAATTCTTGAAGTAGGCAAACGCATTAATACTTCTGGAGATGCTTATGTACGAAGTAGGTCTCTTCTTAAGTTTGATATGTCTGAAATTCAATCGACATTAACAAAATATTCTACAACTTTAGATGCATGTAAGTTTGTTTTACAACTATATACTTCTCATGCAAAAACACTTTCTTCAGAATATACAGTTGAAGCAAAAATTGCATATGATTCCTGGGTGAATGGCGTTGGTTTTGAAAATTCATCTCCTTCCATTACCAATGGCGTATCGTGGCAATATCCTGCTTCTGGTTCATCATGGACTACATCAGGTGATGTTACACCATCTTTAAAAATTACCGGAAGTCAGGGTGGTAGTTGGATATATCAAAGTGGATCTGGATCATATGATTTAACGCAATACGATCAAAGTTTTTATACGCAGCCGGGCTTGGAAGAACAAGAGTCATTTAGTTATCGTCCTACTGATATTAACATGGATGTAACAGATGCAGTTAAATTATGGATCAATGGTAGTGCAGGAACAACAATTTCAAATAATGGATTCTTGCTTAAATTTTCTGATGCTGATGAAGTGTCTGGCGACACTACTGGGTATGTAAGATTCTTTAGTAGAGAAACTCATACTATATATGTTCCAAAGCTAACCATGTATTGGGATCAGTCAGCGTATTCTAGCACGTTAGACGCAGTTAATTTAGAATCGAATATCATTTACCCAAAAATTAACAAATCGTATAAAGACACGGAAATAGCTCGTATACGCTTTTATGGACGTGATAAATATCCACAAAAATCAGCTACAAATTTATTTCCATTACAGACAGTTAAGCGCTTGCCAGAGACTACATATTATTCAGTTGTCGATGCTGCTACAGATGAAACAATAATTCCATTTGATGATATTTATACTAAAGTGAGTTGTGATGATGTCAGCAACTTCATTTATTTAGATATGAATGGGTTGATGCCAGAGCGTTATTATCGCATAGCATTAAAAATTGTTGATGGTTTCACAGAACAGTATATTGATAATGAATATTATTTTAAAGTAGTTAGATAATGGCAAACCAACAAATATCGTATAATCAGCCGCAACAATCAACGTTCGGTGTTTCTGTTGCTTCAGAAGCATCTGAATTTGCTAGTGACGATGCGGTCCAAGAAATGCGTGAGCAAACGAGTGCTGAAGTACAGGCTAGTACATTTGAACAATCTTTTCAATTAGCTAGCAGTCAAGAGCAAATCATTTATGATCAAAAAGGATTAGACTATGCATCTAACTTACCATTCGTAAATAAAAGAGATGCAGCGGGCAATTTAATTATTAATGGTACTGTACAAGAAGTTACTGATGAAGAAGCTGCACAATACAATGAAACGGTAATTGTTGAAGCTAATGATAGACTGTATACAAATCGTTCTGTTAATAGAGCAATCGACACACAGTTTAAATATTTTAAATTTCCTCCAACTATTATCTCAAGGCAAACTGATATTGGCGAAATTGATGTTGAATTGCCAGAAAATGAATTAGATGTATTTAGCGCAAGATATACACCATCTTTTGTAATACAATGGTTTACAATGGCTCCAAGTTATAAAATTCCTGATGGCCCGTACGGATACCAAAAATTATTATATAATAATGTTCTTCGAGGGCCGCAACAAAATGATCCGGGAACTTATATGATTACTCCAGAATTAATTGAATCTGGTAAAAATCTTCGTATGAGATATGCAGTAGATGTACATAATTCTTTTCCAACGGGTTCAGTAAATAGCGATGGCGGCCTTGCGCGTGTTGGTTTCAGGGCAAGACTACAAAGACGATCGGCAGACTATCAACCAGATTTAACAAATGCAGGAGTCGCAGATTATAAAATAGTTCCGCCACAAGGCTGGGATACACTGCGCGGAGAACATACGGTACTAAATAGACAAATGAGACCGTGGGACAAATGGTATATTGAAGGTGTATGCGGCACTAGAACAAACGGCCGGTATGTAGCCGATAAGTCATATTGGGTAATTGAAGCGGTTGATCCGTAATTGGAATAAGTATGTTATCACAATACAAAAATATCGATAAAATTCTTAGCTCAACAAAAGCTACGCAAGGACAACGATTTTCAGACAAAGAAATTGAATTGTTGTCTTCACCGGCATTAAAATATGCTTGGAAAAATAACATATTGGCTTCTGATTCTCGTGATAATGGAATTGAGTTTCATGTATATTCTGGCGATACTTGGATCACGGGAAATCATGGAATTGATTTACAGCCTAAAAATCAGATTACATATACTGACCCGGAGAATAACGTTGATTATAGATTGCCAGCGGTACCATGGCAGATTAATCTATTCAATGAATTCAATAATCTGAATATTCAAAAAGGTGAATATAGAATTGCGGTAAATTTCTTTACCAACCTTATTGGGTCATATGAATCACAAAAATTAAAAATAGATGAAATATCTCCAGATCGTACAGAATTACGATTACGAGCAATTGATCCAGATGACTCAGAATTTTTAGAGCAAATTACGAATTACATACAAAGTGTTGGAAATGCTGTTACTCGTTTATCTTCAACAGAATCATATCGTACACTGCTTGTTAATTTTAGCAGAAACCAAACTGCGTTGTTTACTAACAGTGTAGTAATTGGAGAATATGTTTATGTAAAATTGTATGAGCCATTAGCAGATGATATTGAAAAAGATTTTAAATGTTGGATAGTTGAAGAACAACGTCCTACATATATTGATCGTGTTACGTTACAAACGTTTGGGTTAGGTTTAGCAGCAGGAACAACAAGAAAATTATCAGGGCCGAATTGGGATGCATCTGATCGTGCTAGCACAAGTACGGACACTGGGTTAAAGAATTGGAATGACATATTAGGATCAAGCGTTACAACATCACAGCAATTAGTTGATTCGGTATTTTCTGGAAGTCTTTCTGGAATTGATTTGAATATTGATTATTCAGATTTTAATAACTTTGTATTTTATAGTTCGGCTACAGAACGAGTTAAGAATTTTAAATATAAAATCGGATTGATTGAATCATATGATTCGCAATTAAATACCTTAGGTTCTATATCAGGCAGTACTGCTGTTACTAATATTCAAGAATTTACAAATCTTAAAAATTCATTGATCGGTGGATTTGATGAATTTGAAAAGTATCTTTATTTTGAATCATCATCAACACCATTCACATATGATCTACCATTAGCAGATCCTAATGTTTCATACCTTACGGGTAGTTATATTGATCCGTGGCCTAAGACAACAACATCTCGTCCGCATACATTGTATAGTAGCACATCAAGCATTGCACAAGAATGGTATTCAACCTTGTTAGACAACGCAGATATATATGATCGCGCGAGTTATAATTCTTTGATTAACGGTGTTCCGTTGTATTTACGAACTAATCCTGACAATGAAGGTTTAGAAACGTTTATTCATATGTTAGGACAACATTATGATATCATTTATACATATATCCGCAATGTTTCTAAAATATATTCTAGAGATGAACATCCTAAATACAGTGTTCCAAATGAATTACTTTATTCTGTAGCAAAACAGTTTGGATGGTCGCTAACGGATGGCAATCAATATAAAGATCTTTGGGAATATGTTTTAGGTACTAACGAAGCAGGAATTCCGATTACTGGTTCTAATACGGTAGGTGATGCATCATTACCAGGCAAGGATATGACGTACCACGTATGGCGACGCATTGTTAACAATTTGCCAGGCCTATTAAAATCAAAAGGTACTAAAAGAAGTGTAAAAGCATTGTTATCATGTTATGGAATACCGCAGAGCATGATATCAATCAATGAATATGGCGGGCCGAGAATCGAACGTCCACCAGTTTATGAAAAATTGAATTTTGATTATGCATTAGATTTAATTCAAAATGCTGCTGGTACAGTAACAGTTAATTATGATCAACCAATTAATTCAGTAGAACTTCGTTTCCGAACTGATAATGTATTGACTAATCCAGCATTGCCTAGCACAATGAATTTATTTTCAGTAGATTCAAATGATGTTACTTTAGATTTCACGCGCGGTACATTAGGTAGTATTCAAATTAATGGTACGAGTTCAGCTGATATTGAAATGTTTGATGGTGGATGGTTGAATGTATTATTAAGAAGTGGTAGTAACGCATCATTAGAAGTTGTTGCTAAAAAATCAAAATATGGAAAAATTGTAGCAGCAGTATCTGCTTCTGCAACAGCATCATTTGCATCAACAGGTACGTTAACACTCGGTGGTGGTGGTGGTGGTGCACGTCTTAAAGGACAGCTTCAAGAATTGAGACTTTGGTCATCTAGTTTACAAGATTCGCCATTTAATAATCATACAAAAGCACCGGCTGCATATGATGGCAACGTTGATGCATATGATGAATTAGTATTCCGTTTGCCACTAACAGAAAAAACCAATCACACAACGGCTGTTACAATGTCAGGAGTTGAACCCAATCTGTCAGGAATATCAGCTTCATTTGCAAGTTGGACTAATGCAGAACCATATGACTCAATTGAAGAAACATATTATTATGACGGAATTTCTTTGGCTGCTGGAACATTTGACGACAACAAGATTAGATTGGAAGATAATGAATTGGTCGGAACATTGGATGTTAAATCTAGAGCAGAAAGAAGCCAATTTGATAAAGCTCCATTAGATTCAAATCGTTTAGGAGTATATTTTTCTCCACAAACAATGATTGATGAGGATATAATTGCACAACTTGGATTTACTGAATTAGATTCATATATTGGCGATCCTGGCCAGCAATATGAACGGTCATACCCAGATTTAATTGAAG